AATAGCTGCACTATGATCCCAGTAGATAGTTTATTATATAAGATTGATCAGAAACTAAATAAACTATCCACTAATGAGCATCAAGAAATTCCTGTAGAAGATAAAATTCTAGCATTGAATGAAGCTCAAATCAAATTGATAAAGCAAAAAGTTGATGGGTTTAGTACAGTTTCTGGATTAGGTCTGGATGCTTTTAAGAAACGTTATGAAGACTTACAAAGTCTTGTAGAGACTTACAACCACCAACCACTTACCCTAGCATTGAAAAATGCTGAACTAAATCAATGGTTTGCAAACGTCCATCTCCTTACACCTCAGTACATGTTCTATATAGATAGTTATGTATTAGCTGATAAAGGAAGATGCACAGATAGAAAGATATGGATTAATAGAGACTTGGCTAAGCATGGTGACTTACAGTTTTGCTTAAACAACACTCACTATAAACCCTCTTTTGAATATCAAGAGACATTCAACTTTATATCTTCTGATGAGATCTCTATATTTACAGATGGTACATTTACACCAAAAACTATAAATATATCTTACATGAGATATCCTCAATATATAAATAAGGCAGGATATATCATGCTTGATGGATTACCATCATTCGATCAGGATTGCGAACTTGAACTATACCTAGAAGATGAACTATTAGATCTTACAGTACAAAACTTGGCTATGTATACAGAAAACCAAAGTGCTGTTCAAAGCTCAATCTATAGAATACAAACAAACGAATAATTTTTAATAACCTAAAACATAATCAAAATGGCTGATTTTTCATTAACCACGCTCTTTGTCGTTCCAGTAGGAAATACTCTACCTAGCTCTGGCTCTACACAAGATTTAACAGCTGGTCAAGTAGGAATTTTTAATAGTGATTACACAGTATCTACTACTGGTAACATTACAAACTATCCTTACTTTTACATCGCACAAGGTAGAGTAAATACATACTTACAAGGATCTAAGCGTTCAGACAAAATATCTGGATGTCCAAGTGGCTCTTCTTGTAAAACAAACGTAACTGAGTGGTACAAATCTTTAGGATGTGCTACTCCTGTAAATCAAGTAACTGATGTAGTTGACTTCACAGTAAAATGTGGTGAAATTGTTACATTAACATTACGTGGCTTCTCTAGCTATTTAAACACATTGTACTTCAATGGTTTCACTCGTAGTGTAACTGTTAATGCACCTTGTTGTGATTGTGGTGGAGATCCTTGTACAGATACTGATGTTCCTGCTTTAATTGATTCATTAATCTTAAAGTTAGAATCTCATGCACCTGGTGACAACCCAGACAACATTTACTTATCTCAGTTTTATCAATTCCAAAGACTTGGTGATGATCAATCTGCTTTCTTACGTATCACTGGTAAACCATTAACTGCTTATGGACAACCTTGTGACATTGCTGCATTCCCTTTTGAGTATGACAGATTCTACTTTAGAACTTTCATTTTCTCTGGTCCTGCAACTACTGCTGACTTTATTGTTGATGATCCTTGTAACAAAGTAGCTCAACCTGTAATTATTCAACGTTCTAACTATGCTGTTGGTACTTCTGCTGAGGTTCAACAATTAGAGAAGAACTTCTATAGTTACCAAGCTGGTTACTTAAAGCATCTTTACAGAATGAATGGTTACAACGAGAACTTTGAGTCTTGGGTAACTGATGGTACAATCTATGATTTGTATTACATCAAATTCAATGAGTATGATAGATCTGCTTACCAATGGGGTGATTACATCATGGAAGATAGCATGGTAATTATTGCTGTTCCTGAATCTGAAACATCTGCAATTGAAGATATCTTAGTAGCTGGTTTAGGAGCTGTAGCTGGAGATACTGCTTGTATCACAACTACTAGCACTACAACTACTGTATGGCCTAGTACTTCAACAACAACTACTTTGATTCCTTAAGAATAAAAGTAGCATCATATTAACCTATGCCAGAGGGTGAGAGGATATCTCAAATCCTCTGGCATTTTTATTATAAAAAACCATGATATTAGATTTTTTAGTAATCAACACATATAACACACAAACACTTGGTGTGGCTGATATATCTGTTTATGATACAGATCCACCTAATGTTAGTGCTGCTACTATGCAAATTACTGTTCCTGGTTTTCCTACACCTGTTTCTATTCCATTCAATGTGAATAGCTTTAATGTTTACAACTCAATTATTTTAGGACTAAGTACATTCCCAGCAGTGACACCATTGCCTGATGGAATATATTTCATGAAATATTCAGTTGCCCCAGCTACTACAAACTTTGTAGAGAAGAACATTATGCGTACTGAACTTATTCAAGAAAAGTTTGATGGTGCGTTTATGAAGCTTGACATGATGGAATGTGATTCAGCTATAAGAACCCAGTCGAAAGTAGTATTGAATAGTATTTGGTATATGATTCAAGGCTCTATAGCAGCAGCTAATAACTGTGCTATTGATACAGCCAATAAATTATATATCCAAGCAAATAGACAATTGGATTATTTTATTGCAAATCAATGTGGTTGTACAGGAAACAACTATATAATTAATTTCCCTTAATATGGCAAACTGTAGAGGATGTGGTATGAAGGTGGGCTGTGGCTGTCAATTAATTAATGGCCTATGTTCAGCATGCAACAACAAACTTAAAACTGCTACAAAAAGAATAAAAGATGTTATCACCAAGATTAACAGATTGTGTAGTTGATGCTAGCATTCCTGCTACACTATTACAAATTGATGAAAGATTAACTTACTGGGCAACTCGCCAGTATAATAATATTATCTTCTCTATGAATAATTGTATTCCTGGAGAGATAATTGATGATTTATTACATTACAAACAAATATTAACATATAGACTTTGTACTCCCACTTATGCTATGGTGTGTGGTCTTCCCACTACCTCTCAGGTTGTGAGTAGAGTTAAAGTGTTAATTCATAAATAAATTAAACCATGTCTTGCGAAAGTTGTTATAATGGATGTGTTCAGACAGTATCTGATGAATGTGTTAGATATACAGGTATAAACTATGAGGCACTAGGTGTTGAAACAGGAGACAATTTAGTTTCTGTTGAACAAGCTATAATGAATGCTCTAGTTCCTTTATTAACTGGTACAGGGGATGCTATTACATTAAGTATATCTTGTCCTATAGTTGATTTATATTTACCTGCTCATACACCAAATACTCAAGAGTTATTTACAGCTACAGTATCAGCTATATGTAGCTTACAAGCACAAGTATTTACTATTGATGATATATTAACTATACTAAATGCTGATTATGCAATTGATTGTCTTACAGGGGTAACTGCTTCTTCTGACACTCATGCTATTGTCCAAGCTATTATAAATAAGCTTTGTTTAACTGTCACTGATCTTGCTGCTCTTACACTTGATGTAGATACAAACTATGTTAAGCTAGCAGACTTAGATGCTTTGATTGCAGCTTATTTAGCTAGTCAAAGTGGTGGTGGTTCAAATCAACAATATTTAAAAATGGTTCCATATGTAGCATATGAATACTATGGATCATTAACTAACTTTGATGGAACAGGTGCAGGTTTAAATGCTGCTGGGTTCTACAAGGTATATCTATGTAATGGCTTAAATGGCACTCCTGATAGAAGAGGACGTGTTGCTGTTGGAGCTATTCAAAATGTTCCTCCAATAGGAGTTGGATTGGATGCTGCAGTTAATCCTGCAAATCCTGGTAATCCAAACTATGCAATATTTAATACAGCTGGAGCAAATACAGTGACGCTTATTGCATCACAGATGCCTTCTCACTCACATAGTGCAACTGCTACATCTATTGGTACTATTTCTCCAAATCCTCATAGCCATAGTTATGCAGGAGTTCAAGCTCCTTCAGGACAAGGAGATGGAAGTAGAACTTCTGTGCCTCTAACTAGAGATACTAGTAGTGTTAGTCTTACTGTTGATATAACTACAAGTGTTACAAATACTAATACAGGTGGTGGGGAAGCTCACGCAAATATTCAACCTGTCATAGCTGCATATTATATTATGTACATTCCTTAATCTTATTAAACTAATTATAAAATGGCTTGCAATCCTGGAGATCCTTGTTACAATGCTTACTATCATCCTAATGAAAACTGTAGTTCAGTTCCTTGTGAAACAGTATCAGGTCTTGTTACATATAATGGACCCAACCTTCCTTGTTCAGGAATTCACACTGGAGATAACTTAAACTGTGCTCTATCAAAAATAGATGACGCTCTTTGCAATGGTGTTGTTGGTCTTAATGGTACCTCTGGAACTTCTGGTTCTAGTGGTATAACAGGAAGCTCTGGAACATCTGGAAGTTCAGGTGCTACAGGTTCATCTGGAACCTCTGGTTCATCTGGTAGCTCAGGTAGTAACGGTGCCGCTGGTGCTGCTGGTAGTAGTGGTACCTCTGGATCTAATGGTACGTCTGGAAGTTCTGGTAGAGAAGGTTCTAATGGTACTTCAGGTTCTGGTGGTCTTTCTGGAACTGCTGGTACATCTGGTTCTTCTGGTCTTTCTGGAAGTTCAGGAAGTTCTGCAACTTCAGGTACAGATGGTAGCTCTGGTACCACAGGTACATCAGGTCGTGATGCTACTGCTGGTACTTCAGGTCAAGATGCAACCTCTGGTACTTCTGGTTCTACTGGTACTACTGGTACATCTGGAACATCTGCGTCTAGTGGTACAAATGGTACTTCAGCTTCTTCAGGTACAGCTGGTTTAGATGGAGATAGATATTTAACATCTTCTGTTACATCTTTATTAATAGGAACTGGTACTAGAACATTAACTGTTGGTACAGGATTAGCTTATAGTGTTGCACAGACAGTCATCATAGTATATGATGTAAGTAATACAATGCAAGGATCTGTTACCTCTTACAATAGTGGTACAGGTGTTATGGTGGTTAACGTTACCACTACAGTGGGTGCAGGAACATATGCAGCTTGGGCTGTAAACTTATTTGGAGCTGCTGGTGGTAATGGAACAAGTGGTACTTCAGGTTCAACTGGTACTTCTGCAACAGCAGGAACAAGTGGATCTAGTGCTACATCAGGAACATCTGCAAGCTCTGGTTCATCAGGTACATCTGCAAGTTCAGGAAGCTCAGGTTCTTCAGCTACAGCAGGTACATCAGCTAGTTCTGGTACATCTGCTTCTAGTGGAACAAGTACAGGAACAGCTGGCACATCAGCATCAGCTGGTACTTCTGGTGCTGCTGGTACTTCTGGTGCTGCTGGTCCCACTGGCCCTCAAGGTCCACAAGGAGCTACTGGTCCACAAGGTCCTACAGGAGGTCCTGGTCCAACTGGACCACAGGGAGCTACAGGACCTCAAGGAGCAACAGGAGGACCTGGTCCTACTGGTCCTCAAGGTGCCCAAGGTCCCCAAGGAGCAACTGGCCCTACTGGCCCTACTGGCCCTGGATTTACATCTATCTCTCCAGCAACTGCAGGAGCAATAGTTATATGTACTAATGCAAACTCTGGATATACAAACTCAACTGTATATGTAAGTGGTAATTCAATATATGCAGATTCTTTCTTCCAAAACTCTGACTTAAGACTTAAAGATATAATTACAGCTATTCCATCAAACAATGTAGAAACTGTAGCATTTACTTGGAAAGATGAAGCAAAAGATAATAAAACTCATTGGGGATATATTGCACAAGAAGTACAGAATGTATTACCAGATGCTGTAGAAGAAAAAGAAGATGGTTTCTTAGTAGTGGATTATACACAGGTACATAGCTGGAAGATTGCTCAATTAG